GAAGGTGTTGATGGCGTTTCCGGTGAAATCATCAAAGTCCTTCACCATGAAACGCTCGTATTCTGGAGAACCCGGAAGGGCTTTGACGTGCGCACCTGACGCAACCGCAATCCGGCCCTTCGATCCGGTTTCCAGGTAATTTTCACCGAGAATTGCCAAAGCAACGCTAGATCCAATCCTGACTGCATACTCATGGTTAACGCCATCGGTTCGATTAGTCAGGATGGCGTTGTTTCCGAGATAAACGCTATCGCAATCTCCCGCTAATTCGATGGCGTCGTATGCGCCGCTCGCTTGGTTAACCGTGGAAATTAAGTTACTCAGAATTGCCGACTTGTGAGTATCGGTCAAAAGCAGAAACCGCCTGCTGGGGCGATCGCTCAAGCAGCCAGCAATCAGTAGCGTATCCAATCCAGTATTGCTAGCCCAATCTCCGGTGTTGCCGTTTCCAACGATGTCGTTGATGTTTCCCCTGAACAACTGCCCGATAATCTGATTTCCCCTGCCAAGTTTCCCGCCGCTGCCACTGATGTTGAAATACATTGCCCCACTGGTGTCGTTCGACGCGCCAGAGGAATCGAAGTGACTCAGATAAAACTGGTTGTTGTCTCCCTCCAGAAGAGTCACGCCAGTGTTGGTCATCCCGTAATAACGGAGAATGCCCAACATGCTGTTCGCGCATTTTTGTAGATACAGGCCATCCGTGCTCGCGGAATCGAAACCCGTATTCAGGATATGCGCTCCATCTACATTTACCCCGTCAATACATTTACCGCCGATAAGGGCAAACCACATGTTCCAGATGCGCGAATCAAACCAAGCCTGCCCGGAATTTCCAAGAACCAAGCCCCTCCCGGTGCCACTTGCTGGGCCTAACAACATGAACCCATCGAAGCTCACAACGTCTGAATTCCCCGTTGTGAAATCGAAGAAGTCTTTATTGGCAACAGATTGGTAGACAGAAGTCGCACCGCTTCCAATGCCCCCAGCTGGGGAACTGAATCTGATGCGGCGATTGCCAATCGTCAGGACATCGGTTAATTTATATTTCTTCCCATCCGTGAGTTGCAGGGCATACCCAGGATCGGTGCCACCGGCACTTGTAGGAATGGCGTCAATCCACTCCTGCATGTCGGTCTGATCGGAAGTGGAACCGTCTCCCGTCGCACCACGATCCTCCGGGGAGTCCGGGAACTGCTGAAGCTTCGCCTGCACCGTCGTCGCTACCGCCCCGGTGCCGGATTGGGTGAAGCCCGCGAAGGTCTGAAGAATCCAGGTGCCAATTTGACTAAGTGTAACCTGGCGCGTAGTTGCCGACTGCACTACCGCAAGAAGATCACCTGCGGCTGAGGCTATTGCTGAGGGCAGTTCAGAGATCTTAACGAACATAGACATTATTCGGTTACTCCTCTAGTATCTTCAGTGAATATCGGTATATCATCCTCAGTAGCGAGGAATAGACCAGGACCTGTAAAAGTATCTGCTCCCGGCGGCTGCGACCAAGGTGCCGCTTGGTTATCAGGAATCCCTCGCACGAAATCTTGTGGGTGCCGAGTAATCCCTACATGCTCAGGACAGACATAGAAGCCTTGCCAGGTCTTCACTAGCTCGCTGGACTTGCGCTTCCTGCCACAGTTATAGCAGATCGCGTTCCAGGTTCCCAGTTCTAGGTAATCAGCTTGGCCCATTATTGTCTCTCCGCTTTGAGTCTCTGCCGCCGCTCTTCTCGCCTCTGCCGCCGATACTCGATCGCCTCAGGGCTCAGGGTTACAGGCCGGCCTTCCTTCTTTGCCTCACGGGCGGCCCGGAGTTCCGCCTCTTCCTTCCCGCCGAGTTCCCAGGAGTAGTAGAGCTTGCCGATGATAGGGATATACTGGACGGCCTTCGGATCACGCCTGATAATATCGTCCATCATACGATAGGGAGGAGCTATCGTGCCAACTAGCGCTTCAACTGGGCGGCCTTGTGCAGCCCTATCCCGCACATAGGCTCCCCAGCCGAACGTCCGCAGCATCTGCTCTAGCACGTCCGTTGTTTCGAAGCCGACTTCCTTCCCCATGAGCCAGTCCTTGACCATCTGGGTAGTTGCACCAGAAAGGCCAAGGACTAGTCCATACTCGGTAAGATTCTTTAATCCCCTGACTACGTTCCCCTTCTTAATCTCGTTGTAAGTGTCCCGGCGGATCACGTCCATCTGCTTAATCATAAATGTTTTAAGCATATACATGATCCGACCATTCGGGTGATCTAGGTAAGCCTGAGGCATCTCCATCTTACTGATCGGCTGCATGTCTGACAACTCACTGAAAGCAAGCAACCGCGTCCGCTCATTCAGCCGCCCTGCCTTTAGATCATCAATCAGCTGCGGGAACTCTTCTGCGTAGGCTTCCCCATACTTTTCTCTGATCCGTGCTACTCCGCTTGGAGTCTGCGACCAGCGCTCATACTTGGAAAGCGCTGCGCCTATCTGCGTAGTCTTTCCAAAGCGGTCAATCCCGGCGAAGCCAGAATACTTGAACATCTTATTCAACCAGTTCGCTGTGCGGGAGCCAGAGACGAACTCTTCTGCGATATGATCAGCCAGACCGAAATCTCGCGCAGCGATTCGCTCGCGGCCGGACAGTTGCCGAGCTATCGTTGCTGTAGTCGAGCGTAGGTCCTGCGCGTAGACCGCAAGCATTGCGTCCGCGGCTTGTGTTGCGCCCGAGACAATGTTCCCTAACAGCCCCATATTGCCAAGATTGCGCAGATCCTGAATGATCGCGTTAGAGGAGCGCTCGCCGGCCCGGAAGCGAGACTGGAGCATACTGATCATCTGCTGAGCTTGTGGGTGGGTAATCTTCCCAGCCGCCAGCTCGCGGCCAACCACATTCCCGATAGAAGCATCGAGATCAATATAGCTCTGGCCGCCGGTGGTCCTCTGCTGCAGGTCCTTCCCGAAGAACTTTGCGGTCTCCAGGTCCTGCACCGCGCCGCGGACGTAGGCATAAAGTGACTCTGAGGGTGTGTGGTAGAAGGGCCGTAGCTGCTCCGTCACTTCCTCTACCGCACGGGCCTTCGCAAACCCAGGCAGATATCCACGCGCCCGACGGACTGCTTGGACTTCCCGGTTAATAATCGCAGATTGCTCTATGGAGGTTAGCGGGGTTCCCCTGCTTCGCATCGCGGCCTGCTCGGCCTCCCTTAGAGCTGTCTCCAGCCGCGTCCTTTCGGGGGTGCCTAGAGCAGCCTTTAATCCTTCTACATCCTTCACCAGCCGGGGGAAGTAATCATCCTTCATCATCCTGAAGCGACCGTAGCCGGCAAGCCTGGTGCCCAGCTCATTCAGCGTGTTCCTGACCTGTCGCCAGCCAGCCACTAGCTCAGGATTCCCCTTCATCCCTGCAGCGATAGCTTCAGCGTCATTGGTCAGCAACGCTCTGTCCAGCGCGGCTCGCTTCTCCTTCGGCACCTTCTCTAGGGCGGCCATGAAGGGCGCAACTTGATGGAGAACCGCATGGCTCTCCATCAGATTTCGCATTTCGAAGCGGCGGGCGGCTAGGGCGAGAGCAGGAGAAGTATTCCTGATCCTCGTGGAGATATTCCCGATTCCGTAGTCGGCGGCCTCGGCGGCCTGCTTGAGCCGGCGCCGGACTCCGGGGAGCATGAGAGCTCCGCCAGCGAGCGCGCCGAGGAGAGCACCAGAGGCTGGGTCGTCAGAGAGCGCACCGCCAAGGACTCCACCCAGGCCGATTGCTCCAAGGCCGACAACGAGCTTCTGGTCGATGAAGCCTTGTTGGGCGCTTGGGCCTCTTCTGGCTTGGGCCGCTGCAGAGATCTCCTCCTTCGTGTAGAAACCGGGCTCTAGCCCAGTAAGGTCAGAAGAGGTCTTGGTCTGAACCAGTCCCGTATTCTGCAAGTCCCCCACCTCCCCCCACTTCCCTCCCTTCACAAAGTCCTGGACGTAGGGGAGATACTTAGGCTCAGGAGCGCGGTTCTGCTTGCCTTTGATTTGCTCGATGTTTAGCGGAAGTTCCTCCCCACGAGCCTTCATTCCTTCTGCAATATCGGGGGCTAGTAACTTCTCCGTCGGTGTGACTTCAATCGTCACATGGCTCTGCCCTTTCGCATCCCGCAGAGAGAATATCTTACTCTCCCCCGAAATAATTGTCGGGCAGTATCCTCCAACGCAATGGCCCATGATGTTACCCTCTTCGGCCATGCGGCCGGCGAGCCAGGCCTCTTCGGGGGTGGCTCCTCTTGCTAGCTCGTCTGTATAAGCATTCTTGATAGGATTGCCTACAGTGTCTACTGCCATATAACCAGGTTCTCGCGCAGCAATTTGCATACGCTCGCGAAAGACTGCATCTGGGATATCCGCTCTTTCGGCGTCTAGCGCTTCTGCTCTAAGCTTGCCTGCTGACTTAATACCCTTCCCCTGCTCCTCCGTCAGCTTCTCCGGCAGTTTCAACTCCACCCACTTGAACCCATCATCGTAGGCCTTATAGACCGGCAGCTGCGCAGTCGAAGCTGCAGTTGCCTTCTCCATCTCCTTCGCAACCCGCTTATCATTCACGGCGGTCTCGCGGACAGCTCTAACAAGATCATACTGCTGAAGCTTCGCAGGATCGACATTGTCGCGGAGGTAGTCTCCGACGTGGGAGAGATAGGACCGAATTTCTCTGGTGCTGGACAGCCAGGCAGAGCCGCCAATCCCTTGTAAGTTATATATAGGTTCTTCGGGTGGCGCGCGCAAAATTCCTGGCTGGACTTCCTCGGCCATCCTCTGAAAGACCCTGGCCGCCGGCTGGTAGTCGCTGGCAGGGCGGCTTCTGATCAAGTCATCAGCTGCTTGCTCCCACCTACGACCACTAGGCAACTCTATGTCCTTCAGCGGATCTCTCTCCGTCCCGGCATATTTATCCAGATAGCCCTTAACCATCCGCCTTGACTGCGCCTTAGCCGCAATCGCCTTCGGGTCATCCATAGGAATCGTTCTAGCTAAGCTGGCGTATAGTTGATCAGCTAGTCTATCTACAGCCTCTGGGTGCCACATCCCTCCCGGCGCCTTCACCGCCCCAGCCTGCTTCATCTTCGAAGGTATGGCCTCCCCGCGGCCAATGAAGGGGAGCACGAAGCCCAGCCCAGTCGCCACTCCTAGCGTAGCTCCCCTCAGCGTCTCCTCATCCAGCGCCGCCCCTGCAGTCGCCCCAATACCTGCTGCACTCAGCAGCGCCAGCTCCTCCGTGCTCGCCTTCCCGCCCTCGCGCGCCCTGCGAAGAAGCAGCAGGTCATCAGCAGTCCGTTCAAACCCTGGCTTCTGCAGGACGTTCAGAAGTTCCCGGTGAGCAATTCGCTCCGGCGGCTCAGGGCGAGCTTCGGGCACTTCATAAGGAACCGCCTGAGGCTCCTCGCCGGCCTCTCTCGCCCGCTGTTCAGCTTCCATCCTAGTCCGCTCGTCAGCGTAGAACTGAGACTCTCCTACATCTCCATACTGCCGAGTCCCCCTCGCCTCGATCTCCGGCGGCAGGGGCTCCTCGCCCGGCCCGCGGGTGAAGGCAGCCTTCACATCAGCCCTTCTCTGCCTCGTCACTCTTGCCTGTTCCGCCGGCGTCCTGATCGCCAGGAGGTCATTGATCTGCTGCTGAACTGGCACCCGAGCAACAAACTCCTCTGGCGTGAGGGTCTGCGCAGTTGCCTCCGCTTCAGCCTGCTCCCGCAGCCGGCCCTGCGATTCCCGAAGCCGCTTCATCATTGCCTCGTCAATCCCAGGTGCGCGCTTGGGCCCCAGACCTACAGAGGCAGCCATTAGAGTCTCCGCTAGCATCGGCACTGCGTCACGGCTGACTCGGCCGCCGGAGGCCCTTTCCACCCAGACCCCTGCGTCCTCTATCAGCGTAGTCAGCTTCTCCATCCCCTTCGTCGTCGCAGCGTTCTCGTAAGCCTCGCCAGACTTGAACAGCTGCATGACTTTGTAGAGCGGGCTCATGAGTGGCTCGGCTACTTCCCGACCGGCCTCGCGGCCTACAGTGAAGGCGGTGAAGGGATAAAGCACTCCGGGCTGCGCCCCGCCAGGCACTCCTGCAGCTCTAGCCATTACCGTCCCGCCAAGCTGTGCACCCACTCCCATCACAAGGCCCGGCATACTCAGCACCAGATCGCTGATCGCGGCGGCCTCGCCGCCCATTCGCTTCAGCCCCAGCAGCGTGCGGTCGAAGACTTGCGAAGTCGGCGACCCCTCTGGCGCTCCCGCGAACTCCTCAAAGCTCATTGTTGCAGGAGGTTCCACCCCTTGGACGCCAGCACCCGCTGGCCGAGCCCCTCCCGCGAACGCCTCAAGTGTCATCTCAGTAGGCACTTAATCCTCTTCGTCCTCGTCCTCTTCGTCCGCTGGGCGTCTATTATCAGGAGATAATGGGCGTCCACGCGACGTGACTATCTCAAAGGTCTTCCCGTTCCACTTCCCAAGCATCCCACTCGGGCTGAGATAGTAACGGCCAGCTTGCAGCGTCGCGGTATCCTTCGGTAAGGCCGCAGCTGTCTCGGGCGTCTTACCAGCGCCCCGGAATCCTTGCTTCCCGCCCCACCCAAGAATAGGCAGCCCTCGCCGCAACGTCTGGAAGTCCCCGGCGGTCTTAGCATTATTATACGCCTGCTGCAGCGCGACGTTCGCATCCAGTGCGGGGTTCGCTCGCCGCAGCGCTCGCGCCTCGGCCGCGACGGAGAAAGCTGCGTCCTGTGAATCAGCCGCTGGCAGGTCTGGGTAGTCACGCTTTATCAGCGAACTCGCCCTGTCAGTCTCCGGTGTCGAAGGGCTCGAGACCCCGCGGCCTCCACCAGCTTTCGCCAGTCTCGCCTCTCGCGCTCGTGCGAGCGCCAGTCGGGCCTCTCTAATCTCCCTCTCCAGATCATGCTGCTCCAGCCGCCGGCCTCTGAACCCCGCCAGCGCCTGTCGACTCAGTCTCTTCTCCTCTGCATCAATCCGTTCCTTGGTGCTCACCGCAGAAGAGTTGATACGCTCAACTAGAGCCGGGTCATAAGGAAGGCTCTCGTAGGGACTCGGCGCGCCTGTCTGGAATTCCCAGAGCGTATTCGCCCGAGACCAGTCGTCTGGACTTTTCGCCCCCCCGAAGAGCTGGCCTGTAAGCTCTGCTTGCTCCCTTACGATCTTCAGCCTGTTTAGCGCCGCGGTGGTTGCAGAGGAGCCTGCCGAAGCTTCTCTCTGTCTAACTAGCGAAGCATTCTTCGCCAGCTCCTGCGACTTAGTCACCAACCCCGCATTCATCGCAGTTCGAGCAAGCGCATCCATCTGGTCAGCCAGCGAGGTCGCGCGAGCCTCGGGCACGCCGGCGGCCTGCTGCTGCATCAGCTCCACCAGCTGCTTCTGCTCGGCGGCCTCCAGTTCTAGCTTCTGCGCCCCCGCTCCATAGTATCGCTGATGCGCACCCTCGAGATCAATCCTGCTGAGCCCGAGCGCGGCATCAAGCATCTCTTTGGCGGCCTCTGAGCCGCCTACAGCAGTGCCCCACATTCCGGACTCAGCCATATGACCTCACCAGTTAAATACGCCCCGACCGACACTAGCCAGTGATCTACCAGTCAGCTCTGCTGCGGCCCTGCGCCCACCAACCCGTGCCTCAATCGCGCCAGGACTCGGCGTGGCCAGTGCGCTCAGCCGTGCAATCTCCCTGTTATAGAAGTCCCCGCCATAGTTCCCCATCGCCAGCATCATATTGCCAGAGCCAAGATAGCCCTGTGAGGCCAGCCTGCGCTCAATCGCTTGCTGGCCGGCGGTGTAGCCGGGCATCGAAGTAATCCTGCTCGGGTCGGCGGCGAGCTGAGCAAGCTGCGCTGCATACTGCCCTCGGTAGGCACTCATCGGGTCCGCCCGCTGGGCCTCCCGGCGGATACCCCGCGCTTGGGTCAGCCCGTAGATCCCCGAAGCTATATCCAGCAGCGGCATCCTGCGATTCCTTCGCATCATATCTTCCCAGACCTGCCGCGGCATCCCACCCTGTTCACCAGGCGCAAAGGACGGCGCGTAGGGCGACCTATAAGTTCCCCGGAACGCTGGATCGCTGGCGAAGCTGCTCAGGCCATATGTAGGATCATCGTAGCTGTAGTCGTAGGCGCCTTCTCCTCCGTAGCCGCTCGTGTCCTCATTCGGATTAAAGACAGACGGAACGTAACTACTCCCTGCAGCTGCGCCTGCTTCAGCCCCTCCATACATTCCGCCGCCCTCGGTTGCCCAGGCCGGCCAGCCTTCCGTCCCGGCGTAGAAACCGCCCTCGGCTGCAGGTGCAAAGGCGGTTGTTGTGCCTCCTGCGCCTGCTCCAGTAGCCCCAGCTTCAGCTCCATAAGCACCCATAGCGCCTCCAGCGGCATATCCTCCCATGGCGCCAAGAGCAACGGGGACGATCCAGTCAATATTTTCACTGAGAGGACTATCCTCTCCAATGACATCATGTCTTCTGAAGAAACTGGCGATGTTAAAGCTCATATAGATCTCCGTTAGATAATCCTGTAAGCGAAAATGTAATACATTGGCTGATTAGTTAAGTCTACTGCTATCCAGTTCATCTCTGCTCGATTATTCGCAGCATCGCCAAGGATAGCCGCGCCTTGCCCTGCAATCGTCGGGGAGAAGGCTACCCCACAGCAATCTTCCTGCGCTCCGATGTTCGAAGCAACTGGCAGTGAGATTCCAAGCTGCGTAGCAACTGCTGCTGTCGGGTCTACATCAACCTTTCCAGACACGACTACGAAAGTTCCTGCACGCAAATACTGCGCTTGATATGTAGTGCTTGCATCCAGGTTTGCTACGTTATTGAGCGTCGGTGTATAGACGTTAGTGAGCAGGTTTCCAATGGCAAGAGAGAGTCCTGGTGCAGCAGCTACGCCTCCACCGTTAGCCACTATTATCTGATCGGCTGTGCCAGTAATAGTCCTCGCGGCGTAAGTGCCAGTTCCAGTTTTAGCAATCAATCCCGTAGCCAACGCCTCAATCGCGGCCAGACTAGTATCCTCTGCCTGCAGCATGTGGAAGCGTTCAGTCACTGCTCCACCCTGCAACCCAGTCAGATCATTATGAGTCAGCGTGGTTCCTCCGCCTGCGTTGATAACCGCAGCGATGTCAACGAACCACTTAAGCCAAATAGGGTTGAATTTAGCCTTCTTGGTTTTCTCGTCAACCAAGACAACCTCGGCGTAAGTCGGAGGAGGCGCTAAGTCAGCCATTTAGAGCGTCCCCAGGTCTATCTGGACTTCCATCGCCTGAATCCGTGGCATTCTAACCGCGTTTCTATGCCGGAAGTGATGCACTCTTCGCACGAAGGTGCCACAGTCAGAGATGTAAGGCCGCTTCCTGCTCAGATCAAACCGGCGGAAGCCAGACCACCGCGCTGGATTATAGTCATGATCGTTCACTCGCACGAAGAGCTCACTACCCACCTGCTGATCAGAGACCACTTCCAGCATCTTCATATGCTTCCTTCGCCTAGTGCCGCCGTCGAAGTTCGGAGTGTAGATGTCAACTGTAATCAGGTCTCCATCGTCAGTCGCAAAGGTGCTGCTGGCGTAGTAGAGCCGCCCATTCGACTCGTGCTGGAGTATGTGCTGTAGGCTGCTATTCATGCAGGAGGATACGATAGGCAGGTAATTGCCGTTGGTGTCAGTCCACTGACTCCAAGCATAATCTCCGCGCTGGTCCAGATCGAAAGCAAGCGTCAGATTATCGTCCTTGATAGTCAGGACGTAGAACCTATGTCCATCGAGCTTAACAGTCCAGGAATAGATCGTGTCAAGATCGGCCTGCTCCAGCAAGCGCTCGATGGCTTTCGTAGACACTACTTCAGCCTTCAGCTTATCCAGAAACACTATCTCTGGCGACCCGTAGCGAGTCTGTCCTAACCAGATCAGCGCCCCATCAAGTTCCTGCACACTGTCGGCGGACAGGCAGCCCCATTCGGCCTTGGCGCCCTCTACGCGGCCGAGTGGACTTCCAGTCACGTTTCCCGCGTCGTAAAAGATCTCTGTAGTCCACTCCTTAAAAGCGACCACGTAGACTAGCTGCTTATTCAGCGCCTTACCCTGGTCTGGTTCAATCTGCGCTAGGATGTCATTCAGGGAGTCCCAGTTAACTGGATCGTTGATATCTGAGCCTAGAATATGTGCGCTCGGCACCAGCACGTAAGTAGTGCCATCCAGATACGCCCAGCCTTTCACGAAGGAAGTGGGGAAGTCCACGTCGTTGATGTTCACTAGGCCGCCGGCCGTATCGAAGTTATACGCCTTCACTCCATCTCCGAACTGAAGCTTCGGCGTGGCCCCAAGGCAGCCTGTGCTGAATTTGTAGACTCCATTCGTCGTGTTAACTGTTCCCGCCTGCGCCGCTCCGTCCTTATACAGCTTATTATCGAAGATCGAGTAGAGATTCCCCCGCCAGAAAGTCACTCCGCGGCCTGTCGCGTTGGCCGCCGGCGGCCTGCTCTGCTCATCCAGCCCCGGCCGTTCGTAGATCCAGAAATCTCCTTCCTTCGACTTCTCCGCGTAGCAGTTCACTAGCCGCGCATCGTAGGCCGTAGAATCCCCGCGGTTCGCTGCTTCGATCACCAAGGGCAGTCGTTTTGGTAAATCAGGAGGCTGCTGTTGCGGGGCCTGCGCCATTATCTAAATCTCCCAACATAATGCCCCGCACGCTGATCCGGCTGGAGCACTATCTGCGTATCCTCTACATCCCAGTCTTCCAGCGCAGTCCGATAGGCCGTTGCTCTCTGCGCGCAGCGGTCCATGATCGCCTGGGGCTGCCCGGTGCAGATGTCATCTGCCAGCCCCCATCGCAGCGCCATCCGCCACTCTTCCGGGAACTGAAGTGTCTCATCCAGTTCAGTCGGGTTAGTAATCTGCGTCTGCAGCAGCACGTGGGCCTGGCCATTCGCGGCCTCGGTTGCATCGGGACAGAGCCAGAAAGTCACCCGAATCCTGTCCGCGAGCTTCTCAACGAAGTATTGCGAGATTGCTCCCCGGTTGGCCGCGAGAACTCCTGACTGCCCAAGCGTGAGATATTCTTGCCAGGAGATCGGAATAATCGGCCTTCGCACGTTGGTCGCAGTGAACAGGTAATATCCCTGCAGCACCCGCAGCGGCTTGGTCATATCTACCGACCCACCGGAGAAGAAAGTATACTGATTCGTCCCATCCGTCAGTGGCACCGCTGTATCACTCAGCGTCCAGAGCTTCAGCCCCTGTGTCTGCCAGAGATTGATCAAATCCCTCAGCCGCCGAAGATTCTTCGCCAGCTGCTCCGGTGTAGGCACCTCTCCGTCCTGCAGCAATCCTGCGTCCTGCATTGCATCGCAGATTACGCCGTAGGGGGTGTTACTTGCAGGCGTTGTCATGCCGTGGCGGTCTCCTTGATCCGCTTCACCTTCTCAGCGAGCTTTCTCTGCGAGGCCGCGAGGTCTTCCTCGCCAATGCGAAGGACCACTTCTCGCGCTGCCAGAGCATCCGCTCGCTTTGCCTGCGCCTCCTGCACGTCCTTCCGCTCCTGATCCAGCTTGCGCTGGCTAGAGATTGCTTTCAGCCTCTCATCCTCGGCGGCCTGCAGAGCGCTCTTCAGCTGCGCTTGCTGCTCCTTCACCTTCTGCAGCTCCTCGGCCATTGCCACTGCGTGCTCCGCCACGCGGGCCTTCTCAGCCACGAGGAGGCCTTCTGCAGTGTTCCGGGCGGCCTGTGTAGCCTTCACGTCCGGCAGCACACCATACATGCGCTCCAGTTCGGCCTTGGCCGCCCCGAGCTTATCCAGGTCCGCCTTGAAGGCACCCTTGTCGATAAGGCTAACTGCAGCAACGACCTTGCTGATTTCCAGTATTTCTAGTGGGGTGAGTCCAGTATCCGCCATTTAAGTCTCCTGTTTGACTGAAGTAATCAATTCAAGGGGTCACTTCCGAGATAAGCCTTCGACACCTGCTCGGTTCCTAAATACATCGCCAGCACCTGCTCGCCATCTACGTAGAGGAGGAAACCTCCACCCCCAGAGGTAATAGCCGCGCCAGATATGCTTGCTGGCTGTGCTATAAGCGCGCCTGTGCTGACTCGACCGCGCAGCCCGCTGCTAACAATGATCGCGTTCTCGGCCTGCAGTATGCCAGTTGCCGCGCGGCTTAGGGTTGCTGCTCCACCTACTACTGCAGCTGCAGCAAGCAGTGTTCCAGTAGCAGCTCGACTGATAATAGCGACGCCGGCTAATACTGCGTCCTGTGCCTGTAGTGCCCCGGATGCTACACGACCATGTAACCCCACACCAGCTATCGTTGCATCCTGCGCCAACAGTGCCCCTATGCTGACGCGGCCATGAAGAGCAGCCCCGGCGATAGTTGCTGATTGTGCAAGCAAGTCACCGGTTGCCTCGAAGTCCTCTGCGCCGCCCGTAGCCAGCGCTATATCGAAGCTGCCTGCTCCATTATCACGAAGTGCAATGTCGAGTGCCATTACGGGCTCCCGGTGGCTACCGCACTGTCCGACCTGCCGATGAGCGTCGCACTCTCGCGCGCCTCGGTGTAGCAGTTGTAAACGTTGTCATACCACGTCAGCGAATACGCGCCGTTGCCGACGCGTGAGGTCGTGCCGATGTGCAGGATTTCCTCGCCATCCTCGGTATAAGCGTCAATGTCCACCGTGCCCCCCGCGCTACCGGTAATATCGCCGCCCACCGTGAAAGTGATGGTGTGATAGGTCAGCATCATCGACACGCCCTGCGCGCTCGTGACGAGGGTGGCGTAGCGGTAGACCCGCGCACTTTCAATCGCCATGCGGTCGGAGTCGGTG